CTTTTTGTAGTTTCAGTACCAGCTGATGATCTTTCGATTACAGTTATCTCAGATGTACTGTTGATAGGGAAGGTGAATGTAAACGCAACGGTTGATCCATCCCCAGAAAAACTCTGTGATACTGTTGTTGTTGATAATGTCATAAATTTTTACCTCTTTAACATAAATAAATCGTCATATTCTTCTGGCTGCTCCCAATTTGTTTTATGCTTGTATTCTTTTAAAGCATTAAAAATAGGGCCATCATTTTGACGGTCATATCGAATATAAGCAGCTGTAGCTGCTGTTTTATATTTATTAATTTCTGTTGTTATTAAATGCAATCTATATAAATCTTCTTGTCCATATTGTTTAAAACCAGCCAATGTTCCATCAGTCCACTCAATGAAAGCAGTGGATATTTTTGGTTTTCTATAATTTGGACTCTTTGTTAATAATTCTAAACGCCTTTCTAATGGCATTAAAATACCATGCATTACTAACTCTTTATTGTTGTTAGCCACAAGATCAAAATAGAAAGCTGTCTGTATTTCATTTAAACCAATAACACCCATAAGACTGTGTTTCTTTGGCCTCATTAATTTATTTGATGCACCAGCTCCTGGAAGATCTTTTGTAACCGTATGTAATCTTAATAGTTCTAAATACAGTTTTGATGGTTTTTCTCGATCAAATACAGAAAACGGCAAGAAAGAATTACGAATGTTACCAATAGTTCCTCTACCAGAATCTTTACTATATTCTTTACCAAATATATCTTTTCGAGCAGGAGCATTGCCAGTATCGTAAGCTGCATAAGTTTTTTCAATAACAGTAGTAAACTGATTATAAACTGTATTGTCATCATACTGACCAAAGTCAGGGTTTAACTTACGATCAACAATATCTCCTAAAAATATTTCTAAATCTTGTTCAAATGCAGGTTGATTTATTCTCAAAGTCGGATCCATTATATTTCCTATGTTTTGTCCAACCGTTCCACCACCAATCATGTTGGTACTAATACCTGCAAGTAGTTGGTCAAACTTTATATTTTCTGGCTCATCACTCATGCGTGAATGCCATGGCCCCATAAATGTTTCCATTAAATTAGAAAAGCCTTTAACTAAAGGCCATTCAGTTGCATAGTCATAAGACGCAGCTGCATAAGCCATTGGAATAAACTGAGCAAAATGACCATCAGGATCTTGTGCCTGAAAACGTGCCATATTCTCAATAGCTGCAATATGAGTTCCTAAAATTCCTGCAAAAGGTTCAAACCCTATAAATCTTCTGTAAGTAAGTTCTCCTCGTGGCAATCCATTTTCATCAAACTTAGGGCCTTCCCAATCACCATCTTTAAATACAAAAGAAAAAGGAACTTTACCAGCATCATAAAATGCAGCTCTATCTTTAGGATCTTTAGGAGCTGATCCTATAATGTGACCATTTTCTAATAAATGGTAACTACCAATAAGCATGCCTATACTAGTTGCAACTCGTGCTTCCCATAATGTTCTTTTTGTAGGATCTCGTTCAAATTCCTTCTTCATTCCTGTCCACTTAGCCATAGTTTCAGGGTAAGCTCCTTGCAATGCGTTAGCAAAAAACTTAAATTCTTCAGCAGCTAAAGGAATTAAATTTGGCCCAGGTACATAACCGAAGATAACTTTAGCAATGTTATAGACCACATTAAAAAATGGTACAATTAATCTACCACCAGGTAGAGCTTGAACACTTTTTAAATTTTGTCCAATAAAATCTAAAGAGTTTTGGAACGTAAAATAATCCGCAGCTTTATCTAATCTTTGTTTTAAATTATTGCCAGGGTTAGCCAACACTTCAACAAATATACTTTCTGCTTCAGCTGCTGTCTTTCCAGCTAAAAGAGCTTCTACTCTTGCTCTTTCAGCAAGACTAAATAATTCCATTTGTCGTGCTGTTTCTTTAAAAAATTCATCAGCAGACAATAAGCCACGACCAGGAACACTGGTAATAGCTCCATAATAATCTAAAAATTTACCAAGAATATTCATTCCTGGTTTATCTTTTAATGGAGATGGAATAAGTTTATCTCCAGTAAAAGCATCAAACTCATTAGTTCTTTCAGGCACTCTATTGTTACCAATCACCCTGTCCATTAGAGTCATTGTAGTATCATCACCAATTTGACTGTGACTTGTAGATCGTTGTCCTGTTTTAAAAGAGTGAACTCCTAAACGAAACGCATAAGGGATAGAGTGCATTAATCCCATAAATCGAGCTTGTGCTTCAGTTCGATTAATACTGCCTTCCATTTGTTTTAGTAATGACTCACTTAATTTTTTACCACCAACTAACGCAGGTAGTTTAGCAACTTGTCTATTTAGTGATGTAAATAAACCAGCCACATAATACTCTGGCATAGACATGGCTCCAAAACTAGCATTGCCTATCATATTGATTAACTGTGTCTTAGGGTTAGCCAACATATTAAAATAATAGTGATGCATTACGCCTGCCCAGGCACGTTGCATCCAAGTACCTTCAGCAAACCTTGCTGTTGAAGCAAGATTACCATTACTTGTGTTAAAGGCATTGAGATAGCCGTTGGCTATATCAGGGCCAGCTCCTCCAAATTCTTTTTGAATTGTCTCTGAAGTTAATAAACTTGGATCATCACCAACTAACTTTTTAAGATTTTTAAAAATATTTAATGTTCTTCCAACTTCAGACCTAGCTCCCATAAAGTATTTACGAACAGCTGCCTCTTTCATTAATCCTTCACGTAACTGCAACTCTAAGGCATCTGTACGAGTTTCAGGATTGCTTATTGTTTCAGCAAGTTTAACATTTTGCTCTTGTAAACTACGCATCATTTCAAATGCTTTAGTTACTTGAGCAGAATTTAAAATACCATTTTGTGCCAGAACAACACTTGGTATTTCCATTGCTTCAGAAAAAGCATCAACAGATTTTTGAGATGTTTCATCTAAAGATACGCTTTCAGGTTTAGCAATATTAATGCCAGCATTTTTTGTTAAATAACCTTCAAGATCATCTAACGAATTAATTTGTGATGCAATAGTTTGTGGTGTTTGAACAGCCTCATCCACTTGTGCTGTTACATCTTGACCAACACCATAAGTTACTTCATCTAATACAGCCTTTTCAGCAGCCTCAATTTCAGCTTCTTTTTCAGCTTTAACCTCTGCTGCCTTGCTTAATCTTTCAACAGTTTTTGGGGCTATTTTTTCAGCAGCTTTTCCAAAAGTCTCTTTTGTAGCGTCTGTTATAATCTTCTGAAGTGATTTATCAAATACGCCAGCTACCTGAACTAAATCATCTGTATCTTTTTTATTTGTTAATGATAATACTTCTTCAGGAGACATTGGTTCGGTTGGTAATGCCATATTTTCTCCAAAAAAAAAGGGAACGCACAGTTCCCCAATTTTATTTATCTATAATTGATTTATTGTCTATTGTGTAGTTTTATTTTCGTATGTTCCTAATTTATTTGGGTTCGTTCCAAAGAGAGGTTGCCCTAACTTTAATATTCGGTCTTTTAACGCTTCAGGGATAGTCATATACATAATCATCCGTTCAACAGAGTCTTGAGCTTCCACTGAAAAATCATCAACATAGGCTTGGTATAAATCCTGTTGTATTTCATTGATAGCCTCACCTTCTTGTTCCTGGAAATACTCCACAGCACGATCCTGGGTATCTTGCTCTATCCGTGGGGGTACTTGTTCCATACCTCTCTCAACTTGAAAAACTTTTTCTAAAGGTGCTTCTATTTGGCGTTCATCTATAATTTCAAATAATTCAGCATCAACAACAAAATCATCTTGGACTAAGCCCCATATCTCAAAACCTTCTTTTTTAATAACTTGATTATCAGGATTGCGTTCATTATATATTTTTATTTTATCTTTACCTAATTGAAAAATACCAACTCTCTGACTTGCCTCCATCCAAAGTTCATCTTGCATTTCTTCAAATGGAGCTGGTTTAGCATCTATTGCTGTTTCAAGAGTAGTTGTTCCAAACTGAACACCATCTTTTTTATAAAGTTTATCTAATACAGAAGGAATTAACTTATCATAAATACGATCTAAAGTTTTACCTTTCTCACCTAAGTTAAGCTCTAACCCACTAAATTTTAATCCAAATTTTTTAAATTCTTCTGGTACTTCCTTTTCACCTTTGCGTACTTTATCAGCTAAAGGTTTACCTATATATTCGTGAAGTTCATCTATATGTATAGGCTCTGAATAAATCCTTTCACCTTCATTAAATCCTTCTAGCCTTAGATACCCAGGTGCTTGTGTAAGTCCTCGTGCTACTAATGTTTCACTTGGAGGTTCAGGCTTTACAGAAATTTCATCAACATATTGACCTTGACCATACCGTTCATTTTGAATACGCCCAGAAGTCCAAGCTATTTGGTTGTAACCTCTTAATGCTGCAAAATAGACCATTTCTTTTAATGCCAAGGACACCCAATCCTTTTCATTCTTAAATGGGGCATCAGGTAATCTTTGGTTAAAATCATCTAATTTTCCTGAAACTTCTGTAAATTCCCTGCTTAATGTGTCGAAGCCACGCCCTGGTATTTCTTCATTCATCAATTTAAGAAGTTCACTATGCCTTTTTTTCAACGCTATGTATTCATCTGTATTACGATAGCCCAGTTTCATACCGTGCTGGTGCATATCGGATTGGACTTCTTCTATAAAAAAAGTAGGTGTGCCATCAATATCTCGTTCTGTACTACGAGTGTGTGCTAATAGATTTGGTGTACGAAAATGGCTATGCATCCACTCAACACCAAAATCTTTTTTAATTTCTTCCAGTATATCTTTATTAATTTTTTCAAGTATACCTTGTTTTAAAATAAGTTCGTATTTAGGATTAAGTTCAAAAAAATTAGAAACTATAACTTCTGCTCTTGATAAACCTGTTTCTTGTATAATTTTATCAACTGTTGGCCCAGCAATTCGACCTGTCATATCACCTTCATCTACAACTTCAGCACTACCAGTTCTACGCACTACATAAGAGCCCAAAAATCCAGAACCACCAAGGTCTAAATCAATATCGTTTAAATTTAATTTACGCTTTTCAAACTCAGCTGTAACTTCAGGTGATGTTAAAGGTTTGTAAGTAATTAAGTGTTCTTTATACTTATCGTAATCACCTGGAGTAATATGTTCTTCAAAACGGCCATAGGCTTCTTCCATTTCACCAGAGCCAGTATCTGATCCCATTAACCGAGTTCTTACTTTAATTTGAGAAGTTTCATACCAATTGCTAAGTAAATCCCTTTTACTTATGACATCCCCTTCAGCAGCTTCTACAAATTCAAATAATTGTGTTGTTTCAATTTCTTCTTTCTTAATACCCTGCATATTACTAATAGTATTAATAAACTGCTCTTTAGGCATTGTTTCAAAATTCATACCCTCAATCTTTTGTGCTAAAGTATTGTAATATGGCTCATTAACATTCGGTAAAAGATCAATAGGATTAGCAGGTAAAGCATCTTCTGATGCCAAGAAATCTTCTTTATTTTGGTAAATAACCCATTCACCTTCAGCATCTTGAGATTGGATATAAACCTCTTTGTTCATTGGCATGGCTAAAACATCATCATGGGTTACAGGAATAAGTTTATTACCAGAACCACGAGTAAATAATTTTTGACCTCCTTTTGCAAAATATCTTTGTATAGCTTTATCAAGTACACCTGCCTGTGCTTCAGACGGTTGAAATAAAGCGTAACCTAGTACACCAGTAGCAGGAAGATAAAGCATTAAAGGATTTCGATTAGCCAACATCCTTTTATAAATTTTTAAAATATTTTCTTTAAAAGTTGGGTAGCCGTTTGCAAATGGATTACCATTACCGATCCGTGGTGGATAAAAAACTTCTTTAGACTTTAAAGAATTAATTAGATCATTTGCTTTTATTCTTTTTCTAAACCAAATTTTTGAGTTTTGCTCAAGCCATTTAGCAACCGCAGGTTGGCTAACATATTCTTCAATAGCACGCTTACCAGGTAATCCTCCAATAGTTTTTTCATTTAATTTTTCTATAAACTTAGTAGCTTTTATACCGTGTTCTCTAATAAAAGATTTTTTTAAACCTTCAACAGCTTTTTGTGGAAATGCTGTGTAGTAAGAACTTTTAAATATATGACCTAATCCACTAAATCCAACTGAAAACAATCCACTGGATATACCTCCACTAATTGAATAATCTAAACGATTTGCAAACTGTTCTGCATCTTCACCTGATAAAAAGCTATTATGCATCAATTGTTTTAAACCAGATTGTTCTGTTGCACTAAATCCTGTTAAACTTGTTAATAGCCCTTGATCCTCAGTTTCTTCAGCTCCATAAATAAAATCTACAGCAGCTCCTGAAATAGCCCATTTATATGCTTGATCTAACCAGTTGCCCCCTTTTTTAATTAACTCAGGTGTCTTAACTATCTTCATTCCTTGAGTCCAAGGAATTAAATAAGCTCCAACATCAGCTGTAAAATCACCTACGGCTGTTTGGGGTTCAGCAGTTTGCATAGCTTGCTCACTGATTAAGCCACCAAAATTTCTATAATAATCCCAAGCTGTTCTTATGGGGCCTTTCCCTTTTTCTTCTCCTTTAACTATATTAGAAGTAAAATAAATATTTTTTTCATCAGGTAGAGGGTATTCACTAAGAGCATGAGTAGGATTATACTTATTCATGTAAAATAAAATATTGTCTCCAAAGTCAGCAAATTCTTCAAACACTGTATCTACTATATCAGCTGCTACTCGTGGTGTTTCTGATACAGTAGTTTTTGCTAATGGTACTACTTCATTTAAAATAATATTACTTTTTGCATTAGTAACTTCAGCCAGTGTAATTTTTTTTGATTTAACTTCTTTAGAATATGGATCATACACATAATTATAGACAGGAACATCATATTGAGAATTTATATAATCATTATGAGTTTTCTCTGGGCTAGGATCAATGTCATTAAGTAATGATTTAATTTCACTCACTTGTCCATCCATCTAATAAATCGTTATATATCATAAAATCACCTTTTAAATATTGTTGATCCCCTAAAGGCATTCCTTTTTCTATTGCTTCAAGAAACCATTTATTAATATTTTTAGCATCCATAGGTGGAAGGTAAGGATAGTCTGTATCAGGGCCTAAGTGTAATTCATTAAATTTTTTTACTTTAGCAATTAAAGCATTAATCCTAACATTCTTTGCTTGTTTAAATGCTTCGTTGGCAGCATAAATAGAAAATTGACTGAACGGCATTTTAGAAATATCTTTATCAGGATATTCTGCATTTAATGCCTCCATATCACCCAACATATATTGAGCATAATCACCATCAACTTTTTTAATAATAGCAGATATGACTTGATGATCTGAGTTAGTTGAATCTAACATTGCTGTTTCAACATTAAAAATAGAATACAAATAAGTTCGAGCATCAGATTGTTGTGCATTATGATATGTATTTACTGTTGAAAACATTGAGTTGTAAGTAGCTTGTGTTATTTTTGAACGGTCAATACCTGCTAAATCATCTAATGTTAATGTTTTCGTGCTAATTTTATTTTGTAGATCCATTATAACTGCCATGTCATCAACTACAGCAAATGATCCAAAGGCATTGGCTATATTTGCATAGGAAGTATATAGATCTGTTGTTATTAAATTTAATGTATGAGCTGCTTGTATTTTATTCCAAGACTCAGCTCTAACCATAGCATCGTTTGAATTAAGCCCTTGAATAATGTCTTGATTTTCATTTACCCAATTTAATGCTGATGCTTTAAAATTATTTTGTTCATTTTCAATACGGTTAATTTTTGCAATATTGACTGCATCAAAAACTTCTCTAGCTTTTAAATCATTTTCCATCATGGCTAGGATCGGACTTATAATAGGATCAATATTCTCACCTGATAATAATTCTTCATAATCAACATAACCTGTTACATTACTTGTTTGGTAAATGGCTTTTTCTAATAAACGACCAACTGTATCTGTTCTTAATTCTTCAAGTTGTAAGGCATCATATAAGCCAAGATTAGAAATAGATTCTATTTCATTATTAAATGTATCTAAAGTTATAGCTACAGAAGTTGTACTGCTATAGTCCACTTCATCAATTGCTTTGTTAATTGATTCTAATGATCCTGATAAAGCATCGTTTTTTAATATAGTATTTTGTGTGGTTCCTATTCTTGATTTTGCTTGTAGTATTTGTGAGTTAGCAAAATTAATAACATCTTGTTTAAAATTACCTGATAAATCTAAAGTTTGTTCTGCAATGTAGCTATCCATATAGCTATCAAAAAACTCATCCATATTTGCTGTAGTAAATTGATCTTTATACTCCCCATCAGGGTTGTCCATTTCATTTTCAACTCTTATAGCTTCTTCTCGAATATCATTAATAATTTTATCTTTTTCAGTTTTTTGTTTTAATTGTTCTCTTTTAAAAGCAAACTCTGCTACTTCTTTAGTTCCTTGAGCTAAGCCTTGGATGCCTTCAAAAACATCTTGACCAAAATCTCTTGATAATTTTTGTGACTCAATAAATGAACTTTGTTTATTTACATTGATCTGAGGGGTATATACTTTAATTGCCATATTCTATCCTAACTTAACATCATGTATTGTTGTCCAGCGTCTGATGCTCCGCCAAGTAAAGTTCCTATAGCTTTATACTTAGCACCTAATTTAGCATATTTGCCCATTTGGATTTCAGCTTTTGCCTGGAACCTTGCACCTTCAGCTTGATTGTGAAGTGCTGCTTTACGAACATCGGCATCATACTGAATTAAATACTCATCATCTTTTGCCATCTTGTAATTTTCTTCAAGAATATCAAGAGGTGTACCTTCAGAAATATCAACTCCACTTTTAGCATAACCATGACGTACATCTGATTGAAGTGTACGAATAGATCTTCTAAATCTATTTAGATCAAATTCTGCAACTTCTTGAACTCTAAGAGCATCTTGCTCTGCAAGTTGTGCATCTCTATTCATTTGAGCTGCGTTAAATTGTGCTGTGGCTTCGGCTTGTTTACCAGCATTATACTGAGCTGATGCTCCAAGTAATGCTGATCCTGCCGTAGCTGCTACTACTACTGGTGCTGACATATTATTCTATCCTTGCTAATCTTAAATAATCTTGACCGTCAGGGCCATAATGTTTCATTAGACCTTCTGATGTCATTCCAAACCATTCAGCAAACTTGATACCTTCTTCAAAGTCGGCTCTTACGGTTGACTGAACTCGTTTGTAATTTCTTAATTTAATTGTTTCTTCTAATTTGTTTTTAATATTTTTTAGCATAAAAAATTTATGCCTATTTTTACCATGCTGAATAATAATCCATACTTCAGCAACGCCTTCCCACATACGCTGTATTCCACCACAGGCAATAGGTTGGCCCAAATAAAATCCTGTCCATGAATCTTCACATACTAAATCTTTAGTATCATATTCTTTGCTGTAGTTTTCAACTTCACCAAAGCTCAATATGTAATTTGCGTGTTCAGGTTTAAACTTTTCGATTGTATATTTATCCATCAAATGTTGTTAAACGTGGGTAAATGGCAATTATGTTTAATGGCAACGGACTTGTTTGCCTAACATAAACATAACCAGCTTTATCAAAATCTCCCCTAAACTCTGCATCTTTATCACCAGTAAACAAATCAACTGCTTGTGACATTAACATAGAACTATCTCTAAAAGGTATCCGTTCCATGTTAGCTAAATCTGCACCAATCTCAGCACCAAGAGTTTTATGTAATCTTAATGTGACATCGTGTATGCGTTTTATTTTACCTTGTGCTGTACCATCAGCCGATCCTGCTTCTACCCTCATGGTTTGCAATACAGATGGATAATTTAATCCTATGTGTGCTTTAATAGCAGAACTACTTAAAGTTACACCACCAGAGCTAACACTTACTTGTGAGTGAGCTGCTCCATTAACTAGGGCATCTACCGTTTCACCTTCTAAATGATCTAAGCCAGAAATGGTTGCATCAGCATCACCACTATAAGTTAGTCCACTGTCAACAAAGAATGCATCTTGTTGACTATCACCATAATCAAATGGTGTTAAATATTCTACATAACGCCTAGTGCTTCCGTTAATAAACCGGTTTACGATCATGTAAAGTTCATCTTCATTACTATCAGATGGAATAACAGCAACAGTTTCAACTTTTGCATGTGTCAGCCATTTGTGTGTAGCAGCTGTAGTATCGACTGCTGTAATATCAACATAGCTTGCAAAGATAGATGACGTTGATAATTTAAATTGGTTATCATCTAAAACATCAACATAATATTTAGTATTAGTTGAAATACCTGTTAGTGCATCCCCTGATACTGAAGGATAATAATAAACATAACTATCATTACCAAAGCCATGACTAGCAGAATAAAAAGTATTGTTTAAAATATTTACACCTTTGTAAATGTATTGCGTTGTATCACTGCTTGGTGTTGATGTTAATGATACTGCTGTACCTGCTGTAGCATCTGCCGATGTTAAAGCTAATTTTAAAGTATTACTGTCTGATGCAATTGCAAAATAAAAACGATCTTGTCTCAATCCTGCTATTGGACTAGATGCAGCATAATACGAAACTACATCTCCAGTTGATAAACCATGAGAACTTATAGTTATAGTATTGTTGGTTGTTGAAACATTACTACTGTTCGATGTAAAACCTAAAGCCTTTGTTAGTGTTGTTTTACCAGTATCAGATTTCCCACCAATAATATGTCGATGCCAGGCAATAACATTTTCTGTTCGTTGATAGGTCATACCAGCCAACACACCGTCTGTACGAGTACACCATAAAACTGAATCTGGCTCTTGTTGATATGCCATATCAGTAATCAAACTATCAGTAATATGTTCTGCAAGAATAGTTAAGTCTGGGGCCACATAGTTATCACTATCGTAGTTATAGACCAACTCTCTTATTTTTCTTTTAGCTCGTTGTAGAAACAGCGTAACATTACCAACAGGAATAGCATCAACATTAGCAGAACCATACGTTGATTGCCTACGAATATTAATGTTAGTTGGTGTTAGTCCATCAACCGTATCTGATCCTGTAACTAAAAATTCACCACCTACAGTTCCAACAAGTAGGGAACGAGAGGCAGCTAAATAACGAATAGCATTAACCTGGTTGGATGCTATGGTAAATATCATGGCATCATCAGAGTCTGTACCTGTAGTAAAGTTTTCATAATCACCAGACTTTGAAAACCATAAGGTCTGAGGATTATCATTACTATTACCAAACACCAAACGCTGTTCAAAGAAACTAACGCATGATGGGTATTTATCACTTGCCGAATTTAAGTTCGGACTAGGTGATCCACTAATAGACACATTGGCTATAGACCATGATGTGTGTCCAGTTCTAGTGATCTTACGAATTACATAAGATGGATGCACCACATACATAACATCAGCAGATTGAGCAAACTTTAAATCAAACAAGTCAGCCGTAGCATACGTTGTTGTGATTTGATAAATTTTATAAGCACTACCAGCCGATGCATAAGTTGTTAAAGATGATGTATCAAAATTATTCCCCTCCATGTCTGTTAAATTAAAGGTATTGGTTGTTACACCTGCAACTTTAAATTGACGGCCATTAAGTTCTGTCATTCCTACAATGCCAGATAAAATTACATAGTCACCGTTGGAATAACCATGAGAGCTAGCAGTTACTACACCTGGACTGGCTTTCGTAATTGCACTGATTGTTTTTGCAGCTTCAGTTATAATTCCATTATCTTTATAAAAACGAATATATAAATTACCAAACTCTAAAATATAAGTTTGAGTTGTAGAAAACTCAAAAGGAACAAGTCTGGTTTTTGCACTACTGGTTTTAATCTCAGAAATAAATTTAGTACCTGGTCTGCGTGCTACAGATCCATGAGGATGCACCACCATGTTTTCAAGTGTTTTACATCCGTTAAAATACTTCTGTAAATCTGTTCGACCATCTAATCGTGGTGATAGTTCTCCAGCAGTAAAGTTGGAGAATGCATGAGCAGCTCTTGGCATTTAGTACCTCGCAGATATAAAAGGGTAGTCAGCATCAAGTTCATCTGGCATGCCTTCAGTAGCATCAGAAAACCTAGCATCTTTTAATTTCTCTTTGTATTTCATTTCCATCATATCACACAAAGTTGTTGAGCCTGTAACGGCATAACAAATATCTGATGCTATTGCAGCTGATAAAGTTTCAACTAAAGATGTGTCATAAGTAATTGTGTCAGTTATTCTAGCAACATATAAAATATAAACAGTTCCAGCGTCTGTTAAAAGTTTGCCGTTTTCAATTTTAAAATCTATATCATCTTTTTGTTCGTAGGTTTTGAGAACACGGAGACAGTCCGAGGGTAGGGTGTATTGATAACTAAATTCGTATGCAGGTGTAGCCGTGTCTTGTGCTAATTTAATTCTTTTAATTAAACAGTTCCAAGGATGTTCTCGGAAAACACGATCTCTTACCATTTCATATCGTTGGTTTAGTATTCTTGCGTTTTTAGAGTCTTCGGTAAGACTAATAATAGTAGAAGCTCCTAATTGGTTTAAAGCTCCATTACAAATATCAACTTGTGATGCCATATAAAATATCTCTTAATTGTTATGAGGGCAGACTAACGCCTGCCCCCATAGTTTATGCTAGTTTACAACGTATTGAATGTTGAAAGACATATCACCAGCAGTACCACCATCAGCAGCCATAGTAGCTGCTATATAGTACATACCTCCTGGATCAGAACTGTCTCCAGCCAATTCATACATTTTTTGACCAGCTGTATTAATGTTAGCAGCTTCAAAACGAACATCAGCCATTGCAGCAGCGTCAGCCACCGCACTAGCAAATACATCTTCGTCTTTAACTACTCCAGCAGTAGTGTAGATTCCAACATTGAAAGTACACGATCCACCTAATGTGTCAGATCCAACAAAAAGTTGAGATACAACAGCATTACTTGGAATCGGTGCTAACATAACAATATCGTTATCATCACTATCACCAGCAGCAAGTGCTATAGTTCCTTGTGCTACACGAACAACACCGTGTAGAAGGGCAGCACTATTGTGAACCTGTGGTACAGCTTCAAAATTAGTAACTAGATCTGAGTTTTTAGTACCCATAATTTACCTCCTAATGTTATTCGTCACACGGAATTTGGAAAACTTTTTCTTCTTCCATTCTTGTAGCTCCAATTGACATAGATGTGTACACTTGAGTAGCATACGATTTGTCAGGTCTTACATCAATCTTTGCAGTGATGTCTTTCCCAACAGCCAATTTGATAGCGTCTTGAGTGAAAGCATAGATAAGTCTATCATCCGTGTTAGTTGCGTCTAAGCTAAGTCTATTTGACATGATGAATTTGAAACCCATAAAGGAATCAACGTCACCAGCAGCTAGAGCTTTGACGGTTGCAAAATCTGAACTTGTTACTTGCGTAGTGCCAAGTAGATCAGCAATCTGTGTTGCCCCACATACAATGTATCTAGGGATTGATGGATCAACGTCACCAAGATCAAAGAACTTTTTAGCTGCAATTAATTTTGCAATTGTAAGTCCATCTGATTGGTCAGACGTTGCGTGCTTACTTGCTGAAGGTAGAGCAGTAGATGTACTACCAGTCTCTCCAGTGTAAGCTGTTCCTCCTAAAGCAGTAATGATAACATCATCCATTGCCCTTCCCATAGCAGCAGCAGCTGCTTTTGCATAAGAAGAAGTTGGATCAATTAACATTCTAACTTTATCCTGATCGTCAATTAAGTCAGCCCATTCGTAGTCGGCTAGGGAAACCCTACGTCTAGAATGAGGCGTATCGATCTGAGGTGTGTCTGCGTGTCTAGATGTTCTTTCCACAGCAGCGGTTACGCCTACTTGGTCGAAGTAAGCGTTTTTACCAGTGACTGTTTCTACATCAACAGCGGCACGAAGACGGCTGCCCATTTGTTGGGCCAACATTGCTACGTTTGAACTATATTGTTGGACAAACGCAGTTGTTACTTGTGAACTCATAGAGTCCTCCTCGTTTAGTTGTTGTTAAGAAAAATTACAGTCAATTATCCTTTTCAGGGTTGGCTTTCATTTTACACCTGATAGGTGACGGTCTTTCCCTGTTGTCATCTTGAGCCGATCTCTCGGTTGTTCAAATATCAGCTTGAGAGCATTTCCCTCAAGGCTAAAACTTTATCTACAGTTGATTGGTGGTTTGGATCCATCTTGTTCCAATAAGCACCGCCTGATTCAGTCAATGTATTAATTTGACTTTGAATATTAGCCGTATCAACAGTTGATGTTTTATCTCCAACTAATTTATCTTCTGAGACAAGATTAGCAATTTTTGTTAATCCACGAATTAAATCCGCATTGTCTCCAAGGTTAGATCCATCAGCTAGTTTTGTTGTCAATATTTCTTCACCCAGGAATGTTTTAGCAAGTGATGATGCTTTGTTAATATTTTCATCATAACTTCTTCCCCATTCTTCTCTAAGTGATCTTTCATTTTCTTGTTGAGTCAACATTACTGAATTTTCATTATCAACATTAACTTGATTAGTTATGTCTTGATAATGGTCAAGAACACCTTGAGCTTGTTTTGGAGATAGCCCATATTTATGTGCTGTCTCTTTAAACTTTGTTAGCATGTCTTGGTTTAAATATTCTTCTCCAACTTCATGCTTTAGTTCATAAGCTCCTGGTTCTTGTGGCCGACCTAATTTATTATAGATGTCGTTCCATTCGTCTTCAGTAGTATTAACTCCTGGCACTACCATTTTATCTTTGCCAATCATTTGTTCAGCATTGATATAACTTTTTGCCAGTGTTCCTACATCACTAAATTTTTGTAATGATGCGTTTGTTTTTAAATCGTCTGATAAACTGTCTCTCCAACTTGGTTCGGTTGCAGCAGTTTGTTCAGACGGTTGGCTTTGTTGTTCGACAGCCGTTACCTGTTCTTCTGCCATAGTGTTCTCCTTATATAAAGATTGTTATTAAAATTATCAAAAGTATTACTCCTGATGCTATTTTCCATTCGGTTTTAAGTGCTAACCATAAATCGAAAATCTTTTTTGCAGCTGTGTATGCTTTAATCATTTAAGCTCCCTAGTTATCATTTGTTTTATAAACAGTATTGCAGCACGTTGTCCTTCCATAAAAGCACTTTCGTGTGCATCACCTTTTACATTTGTCGTTCTAAACATGTGACAACGATTTTCTAAGTCTCTTAATACTCGTTCTCCTTGTTCAGTGCCAAATGTTATCTTGTAGTCAGTGACCAATTGTTTTAACTGGTCTTCTTGCATTGTCTGATTTTGTTGCTCATCAGCCATATTGCCTCCTTATTGTTGTACAGCTTTTACCATTGGGGCTGCTGCTCCAGCTGCTTGAGCTTCTTGTAGAGCCTGTTGCTGTTCAGCTGCCTGTTGTTGTTGTTGCTGTCTTTGTTTTCTTACTTGAGATACTTCAGCATCTGATCTTATGATCTTAGCTGGTAAGCCCAAGGTCTTTTGAACATACTTGGCTAAACCATCGGTATCCAAATAATCCAAAATAGGTGCAAACTGTGACATGGTTCCAAAGATTTCAACCCCTCTCATCACAGCATTTAAGTCTCCTGATTTCTGTGCCTTAGCAAGAGGAGAGACATATTCAATTTCTATATTTTGACCTTGCATAATTTCTGGTGCTGGTTTGAATACATTAGCTCTATTTAAAATATTGAATACTCGTTCAATAAGGGGTTGGAGCAGTTCGGACTGTAATCTTCCAAGTACAGGGCCTAACAATCTCATTTTTTCTTCGTTACGTTGCAACACTTCAGTAGCTGTCATGTTACCCCCTTGAGACATTAACAATTGATCTACATAAAAAGTTTTTTGAATAGCCAATTGTCTATCTTGTATCATATTAACTGTTATTGGATTGTTAGCTCCAGTTTGTAATGGTTCAATACGATCTCTTGAGCCTGATCGATAAAAGTTAAGTCCTCCAGGTACAGTTCTAATAGGTAAAATAAAGCCATCATCAGGAACCATTAAAGGCGGATCAATTTGTTTCTGTGCTGCCTTGATTGTAACTTCAGACATTTTGTTTAACATCTTAACATCAGGCAGTGCATTCATTGCAGGAGATCTTCCATAAATCTCATAACTTGCTTTTAAATAACGTGGTACAACGTATGGAAACTCATTAAAGCCTCCCTCTGAAATTAAATGTATATCATCAGGATCTAAGTAACATGATTTAAACGGCATGTTATTTGAATCTCTTTTAGATGCATCATAACTATCTCGTGGGGATACCGTATGGAGTAATTCAACATCAGCAAAAACATCCTTTTTATATTTATTAAAAATACCAGGGCCAACTTTTGTTTCACCAAATAAAGATACCGCAGCTCTAGCTGGAATAGTAAATCTTCTAAAGACCGTATCAACTAAACCTTTTTCATTTTCACTTACATAAATTTCTTTAATGTGGCGTGTATTAAATCTAACTAAGTTTTTTTCATCAGATGTTACAAACATTGCTGATGTACCAAATGATATTAAATCTTGATATAACTCTTGTACTTCTTGTTGAAAGTTAGAACGATTAAAAGCTACATACATATCCTCAGTAACAGAGCCTAACCATTCTTGGGCTTCATCATCTTCAGATAATAAACCATCTTTAAATTGTAATGTGAACCAAGGGGAAGCTGCGTTAGTTAGCATGCCATGTAAACTTGCACCTAATAATTCTAAGGCGTGGATTGCAGTACCATCATAAATATGTTCTGTTCTCTTATCTCCACGAGTTCTTTGTTGTGTAATGTCTGCTTTACGAGGAAGCATATAATCAGCAATTTCTTGCCAATGGCTTTCCCATGTTGATCTCATCGTTCTCAGTGTTTGAAAACGATCAACCAGCATTTCTGCTGTTTTATTTTTCATATATTAACCTAATAAAGTTGGTGAGTATGTGTCAGGTTTTCCACCTAATCCTTGAGCAGATGTCAAGATAAGAGGCTTACGACCTTTTTTCTTTCTTTGCACCATTTGATCCGTTTCCTGTGTTTCCATCGGTTCTTCAGTAACAGGTGCTGGATCAGCAACTTGTGGTGAAGCTACTACAGGAGTAGGGGTAACAGGGGCAGGTGTTGGAGTAGGGGCAGGTGCTGGTGCAGGTGCTGGTTCTGCAACTACTGGTGCAGGTGTTGCTACTGACGGTGTAGGTAGTATTTTTTTAACCACCTTTTTAACTATTTTTTTTACGGCTCCCATAATTGTTCCTCCATATATAGGGTAGTTTTAATTCAACAGAATGGTCGGTGTTTTGTTTCCAACCAATTCGTTGATATAAATTTATTAATGTTTGATTTATCGGATCAGCTTCAAGAACTTCAGCAAAGTCTTTAGTCATCTGATAAAACTTATTTACAATGTAACGGTTTAAAATTTTTCCTTTGTATTCATCTGCAATGTGCATGTGAACATTAAAACGCCCAGGCTCATTTTCTAATTCATACATCCATACAAAACCAGCCGTACTCTGATTATGCATGAACTTAAATATTGTGGCATAACAAACAACCTCAGTATGGTCTTTAAGATTATCAAAATTATGCTTAACTAAAAAACCATGTAGATCTTCATGGTTGTCAGTTTGTATTATATCAATCAAGCAACTTATTTCCTGATCCTACTCCAAGGGCATTTAATAATATATTACCAATAGATGGTATCTTTCTTAGTCGTTCACTTGTTTTCTTTAAATCTTTTTTAAATTCAGGATTAGTAACCTGGTACTTAACAGACTCGATTGGCCCCATACCCTCTGTTTCATTGAAACCTAGTTGTTTGTTTGCTTGTGCCAATTCATTCAGACCACTGCTATCTAATTTATTTTGTTTTGCGTTTTGCAATAAACTACTTCTATTACCTTCTAATAAAAGACCACGAGCCTGAACAGATGCAGCTGTCGGATTAATTTGTTTAGCTTCACCAGCCTGCAAACTCTCTCTTGCAGCGTTTTCTAATCTACCAGCCACACTTCTGTTGTAGTGCATTTGATTAGCTCTTTGAATAGCTCCAGCTAATTTACCAGAGTATTTTGTTCCCTGTTTATTAAATTTATTAGGATCCTTATTAAAACTTTTATTTTTACTAACTTTACCCATTTTAACTTAACAAGGTTGGTGAATATACATCCGCTTCTGTTGTTAAACCTTGTGGGCCTGTTAGTATTGTGGACTTCTTGCCTTTTTTCTTTAATACAATTTTTTCTTTTTCCTGTTGTTCAGCTACCGTATCTTCCATCTCTGCTTCAGTTTCACCTGATGGTGGAGTATAAGATGGTGGTTGGAAAACAGGCTGCTCTTGCACTGGCGGCGGTGCTGGCATACTAATCTTTGGTCTAAATAATCTGCTCACGTTGATCTCCTAAAGGGTTATAATAATTCATTGCGGTTCGTTGTGGTGATTTCCTAGTATCATCCACTTCTTCAAGCCCAACTGCTAACACTCTCATAGCATCACAAGCGTGGCTGCTCCAGTCGTGTACAGGCTTATTTGAAAATGTTTGTAGTGTGTCGTTGAATTTACGATGATAGTTGCGTAGTGCTTCTAATAACTTCTTGCAACTTTCCATATCTATCCAGCAACGGTTTAGCAATAGTTGAGTATAATGTATTCCATCTTCTATACTTAACTTGGGAACGATGTTAAAGCGTATGCCTAACTCGTATGCTATTTCCCTTCTTGATTTATTGTTTGTAAATTCTCTTTGCTCCAGGTCATGTGGCCCATAGTGTTTGTCGTATAGGTAGTCTTTGTTTTGCAAAACCTGAATGTAATGGGGCAACCCCTCATTACTGTTTTCGTAATAATCTATAATCTGAACAGTACGACCTATTTGCTGAAAAAACACAATTGCCGTTTTATCAGATACGCCTATATCCCAAGCTGTATTAACTTTAAATGTTGGATCGTAAGGTACACGAGTTACTTGCTTACGGCCTTCCATCTTCTCGATAGCATCTCCGTATATAGCTCCTTCGATTGCAGCAACCCAATCACATTCAAATTCCTGCCTAAATTTATTCTTACCCATGACAGAATAGGCAGCATCTAATTCTTCTTGATCGACTATTCCAGTTTCCGATGCCTTTGCAACTTTTACATACCAGTCATCACTTTTTAAACCATGCTGATACTTTGCATAAAAATCATTTGACATACCTTGCGGTGTGCCAACCAGATAACAGAATCCCTTACGGTCAGATAGGGCAGGTCTGATAATCTCAGGAAACAATCTTGGATTAACCTGAGCATACTCATCCACAATAATACCATCGAAGTAAGAACCACGAAGGCTATCTGGGTTTTCCGAACCTAATAGTGTTATTTTAGCACCATTAGGTAATGTGCAACTTAGCTCTTGTTCATTGAACTTAGCTCCAGGTATGACACCAGCGTAATGTTTTAAATAGTCAAATATAATTGCTTTTGTTTGTTTATAAGTAGGGCCGATGTATGCGTACCGTGGGTTCCACATAGTATTCGTTAAAGCTCGTTTAATTAATTCGTTAATACATAAAACGGATTTCCCACACCGTCTATGTAGTGTAATGACTGCCCATCTATACTTTGAAAAGTTCTCGTGGATTTCCTTTTGTATATCACGAGGGGCGTAAGGTATTGTTACTTTCACGATACCTCCCATCTATTTTTTGCAACACTATGGACTAATGGTTGGTAAACTCTATTTTTTCTTGTTGTCCACCCTTTACCTTCTTTAAAAGGTTTAGTTTTTCCTAAAATTTTCCAACCTACAGCTTTTAAACTGTGTCCATTTTCTTTCTCAAGAGTGTAAGTAATCATTTTTTCCCCACCCATTTGTTGCCATATTCTCCAACATCTTCCATATAGAAAAGAACAAACATTTCTAGGTGCGTTTAATTTAGTGCAAAGCCTTACAACTTCGGCTGTAAATTGATTATCTAACCGTCTAGCAATGGGCCTACCTACTATTGCAACTCCAACTATTTCATTTTCAAATAAACAGCCTATTGCAAACCTAGCACCAACAGGGGCCTTATTGTGTCTGTGGTGTTTATCTACAAATTCTTTTGCAGCCTTAATAGTTATAGGAATTACTTTCATTAATGTACCGTGGGTTTATCATCATAAGGTATGTCAATTTGCTCTATGTGTAGCTTATTGAGAACCCAATCAGATATAGTTTTCCCATGTATGTTATTTCTAAAGCCTGTGATGTTTATAAACACGCTTTTAGTGCCATCGTCATAAAAGACCATGGCTAGTAAATTTTCTAGTTCTTCTTCATCCATCGATGGATACCTTGATGTCCTATTATATATATATTAGTAACCGCAGCCCCGATTTCGGGGTATAGGGGTGTCGGTATTCCGTAAAAAAATGTTAGGGCCTGACCGTTTATCCTAGCGTTTTTATAGTAATAAGACTTGGAGTCCTCCTAAGTACGCAGGATTTGCAACAGAAAATAAAACAAAGAACGTGAGGTGGCACGTCATGCTGTCATCAACGCAGTCCATGATGCGTGTGCGTAAACACACAGATGCTTATAGTATATGGGAGACTACCCACTACTTACTCAATACTTCTTCCGTCTTCTCATGTGTTGCCCACTCAATCGTTAAGTTACCATCAGTCTTGACATCAGCCTGTATCTTGTCACCAAATGTACCAGCTAATAGTTTACTACTCATCCATCTTGCATGATGTAGTCTCTCTCTATTCCACTGAACTTGTTGTGGTTCACAGTCTTGTTGCAACAGCTCTAGCATACTATCTAGATAACTCCATGCTCCAAGCTGTCTTGCATCCATAACCTGTTTCTTTAGTTCTTCATCGTCTTTCATCCAGGAATAGACTGTTGTCACTGCTGGCATCTCTTTGTCCTTGCAGATCTTCGAGAGAGGTTCTCCCTTCTGCAATCTTTCGATAATGCTCGATAGTTTCTCTTTTAACATTTTTTAAATTCAATATTGCTTTATATTTTCCTTGAGCTGTCTTAGCTCCAGTAGATAATCCACCATGATTTCTACACCTTCCATTAGTCAGTGCTTTAGCACGACAGGGCAGTCCAGTGCTACGAGCATAGGCTCCACACTCTTGCTTATGAAGTGGTCTACCAACCATGATGGAATTATTTATTAATCAAAAAAAAGGAAAACGACACAGTTGTGTCAATTATAAACAGATTGTTATTTGATTTTGTCGAACTTGTCGAGTAGTTTTTTATCATAAGCAATGAGATATTTTATATAAATGATTGTCTCAATATATTTCTCCTTAACCGTGTGTCGGTGCATCTTCAGCTTCTTACCCAAATAATGATATGGCACTCGTAATGCCCTAGACCACATCAACTTTCTCTCCGTTTTGGATAGCAATGGATTGATATAAAACAATATAAATTCGTACCGAGCAATGTTTTTGGATGACGCAGCAATTC